AGTTAACTATGTATTTCCTCTTATTTGCCATTTTTAGTCGTTTTAAGGGTCTTTTGTGTCGTTTGTAATATCTTAACATACCCATAAGTTATTAAATCGTTTACAAACGTTCTATCTGTCTTTACGTTTATATCTATGTTATCCACGTTCTTAAACCACACGTAACTCCTTTCACGGTGTTCCTTGTTTGTGGTTGGTTGGTCGTAGGCATATTTTCTTAATTGTGTTACTAAATCTGTCGGGTTGGTTGCCTTAACCTTTACACCCTCCATTTTGTAAATGGTTTCCCATTTTGTAGTCATACTATAATTTGTCATTGTCTTGTTGTTTAAATTAGTTAATATCATTTCCAAATAACTTTAATTGGTGTTTATTAAACTCCTCGTCTGTCATTTCCATTAAACGTTTTGTTTCCTTAACTTCTGTTAACTCATAGTCTGTAATGTCTATTTCGTTAATGTCGTCCCAACCACACGTTTCTATGTTGTTGTCAAAGTCGTCTGTTATACCACTGTAAACTCCTTTGCTACTCATTGGTAACGTTCTACTGTAATTTCCGTATTTGTTTTTCTGTGGTGTACTGTATTCCCACCAGTTACGGTTGTCTGTATTGTAACTTGCTATCGGGTCGTGTTCTATGTCTACTTTTTCAATAACAGTGTTACCACTCCACACGTATAATCTACCCTCTTTAAGTTGGTAAATGTTGTTTAATTTACAGTTAACCAATACATCTTTTAAACTACTAAAATAAACATCACCGTTTTTATCTCTACCACACCATAACGGGTTCGTTTTTCTGTAAGTGTAGTAATACTCACCTATTGTAAACAACGTTGCTAGTGCCCCACTAAATTTCCCCAGTGTTTTAAAATCGTGTTTTGTTTTGTCTAATACTTTAAAAATCATTTGGCTGTCTACTTCTGTTTCACCACAACTAAATTCTTCTCCTACATCTAAGTAATTATACACAACCCCGTTGTGTGCCCCAACTACATCACCGTATTTAAACGGGTGTTGGTTGGGTAACGTTCTTGCCCCGTGTGTACTAAAACGGGTGTGTCCAATAAACTGGTTAGTTTTTAACTGTCTTACTCTTTGGTGTAGTCCTAAACTTTTTCCTAACACCTTTTCAAATTTATCACCATCATAATATCCCGTACTGTGTCCACCACGTTTATCGTTTGCTATCAACAACTGGTTTATTATCGTTGGGTTTGCTTGTCGGTTTCCCGTAAATCCTATTAATCCACACATATCTTTTTATTTTTTTAAGTTATTAATTATTTTGTTATCTTGTTTATCCAACCTTTATATTTGCTGTTCTTTTGTAGTTTTTCTAGTACCTTTAAACCTTTCGTAAACTCTTGTAATTCTTGGTCTTTTTTCTCTCTACGTTTAGTCATTAATTCTAAGTCTGCTTGTTGTTCTAGTTCTTGTTCTTGTTTAATGCTGTACGTTGCTCTAACACGGTTTGTAATGTTTGTGTCTAGTTGTCTTAAACGTGCTATTTCTTCTTGGTACTCTTTAAATCGTTTGTTGTCCATTTTTTTAAGTTTTAAATTATTGTAAACATTGTGTCTACTACCACCTCAACCCCGTGCCTATTAAGGTCACGGGGTGTCTTAGGTGTACACACGGCTTATGAAACCGTAACTTCTACCTGTCCTATTGTACTAAACAATAACGTTCCTAGTTGTCTTGTTGTCTGGTTTGTATCCGTAACACCTAATAAGTGTAAAAGTGTCTTACGTCCACTCTTAACAGTGTTTCCGTCCTCTTTTACTTCTATACCACCGTTGCTTAATTTGTTTACTGTAAACACTGTTGCTGTTAACTCACATACTGCCTCCCATCTCTTAACAACACTAATTGTTTTAACACTTCCAAAGTTAGTAAACCCAAAATGGTTTGCTCTACCTAACATAAAGTCTAATACAACTTTACTAGTGTGTCCAAAACATTGTTTAAATGCTACCGTTTGCTTAGTTCTAACAGTTGGTGTAATAACTGTTTCTAACTGGTTACACATTTCAACAGTTGTAATTAACCAGTGTGCCCAGTTTAAAATTTTCTCACTATCTAAACTTCCACCGTGTTGTCTAAACTCTACCGTTCTTTGTCTGCTGTATGCTTGTAAATTTACTGTTTGGTATCTTGTACCGTTAAATGCACTAATAACTTCGCTAACACTATTACAACCGTTTAACCTACTGTTAATCTGTGTTAAGTCACCGTAATTATTTGCTAATGTATTTGTCCATCTACTGTTTCTTCTGCTTGGTGCTAAAATACTTTGTATTATGTGTTGGTTTTTTGCGTAAAATAAAACAACGTTTTTAATTCCTTGTGTTGTTATATCACTTGCCCCAACGTGTACGTGTATTCCACAATCTCTGTTTACTGTAACACCCTCTATATTTGCTAAACAATCTATAATACATTTTGCGTTTTCCATTCCTTTCTTACCACTTAGTATTGGAGAAACCAATTCTAATCCACACGTGCTGTCAGTTACAATTTTCCAATGGTTTTGTGTTGTGTGGTTGTACCCCTCACCAATACAATCTAATTTTCTAAACTTCTTGTTAATGTATTGTGCTAATACGTCTTTACTCATAGAACTTCTGTTTACAAATTCTATCTCTAATCCAAATGTTCTGTCTGTTGTTAATTTTGCTAGTTTCATAATTTTGTGTGTTTTAAGTTTTTATTAATTTTGTTGGTGTAAAACTAAGAAGAAAAATGTTAATACCAAAACTTTTTCAACATATTTTTAACCTAGTAAACGCAAATTCTTTTTGTAATTTTGTTTTTTGTGTCGTTAAATTTCGTCGACTTTTGGGTTTTGTGTGTGGTAAAGTGTTAAAACTAGGGTAAAATTACAGTAAAAAGAAAAACCCTTATACTATATAACTATAATATAAGGGTAGTTCCCAACTAAACAAACAATTTATTTACATAATTAAATGTAAAACAATATGTTTTCTATTTCCATTCGTACCGTGCTCCTAAGTCCATTGGAATAAATAACGCAGTTTTACCACCGTCTAAAACAATACCACATCCCAACGTTGGTTTCTTAGGAAAGTGTTTCCCATAACTAAACGCTATGTGGTCTACATCTATACCACACCCCACATTCATTCCAAAGATAATATCGTTCCTAGATGCCATATAGCTTACACCCCCGAAACTATGTGAATGCCCTATTACAGTAGATTGTCTATTTGCTATTGCTCTGTTTCTAGCACCACTTACACCACTGCTTCCAGTCCCGTGTGTATATAATACGTTATCTATTTCCCAGTCCATTCTCCATTCCCACCCTTTAGGTGCGTTCCATATTTCCTCATACGTCTTTAAAAAACGTTTTGGGATACCCGCTGTTGTTGCTTGGCGAAAAGGTAGTGCCGAATGATTTCCAACACACACTTTAACGTCAGGGAAAGTAGCATACCATTTCTCCATTGACCTTTGTGCCTTTTCTGCCTCGTTAATAGCATTTGGCATTTCTAGTTGGCTTTCGTGGTAAGACAATGCTGCGTTATCACACTCGTCCCCAATATGAACAATGTTAGTTACACCGAAACGATTAAATGTTTCGTAGCAAAAATTTCTGTAATCTGGGTGACAAAATGGTTCGTGTGTATCTCCAATAATTCCCACGTTGTTTGAATTACGAAAATTTTGTAAGTAATCGTATTCAGTTTTCGTTAGTCGTGGTCTGTATTGTTTCATTACTTTTTAATGTCAGCAATTCCTTGTCCAATGATAAGTGTAATTGCCGCATAAAAGATTTCTTGTGCTGTTGTTTCGCTTACTCCTAAGTAAGTAACGATTGCTGGAACGACAATACTTGCCACAGCATACCAAAATTTCTTTGATTTAAACATCTGGTTGATTAGCCAATTTTTCATTTTATTTGTTTTTAATTAATAATATGTCCAACACACTTTGTGTGAACTAGTTTTAATGTCGCAATGTATGAAATTTTTTCCAATTCCTATTCTTGTTATCCCCATCTCTAGTAAACTTTGTAAAACTTTCAATCTAATTGAACTGGTTGAAGTTTGTATATCTGCTGCTAATCCCAAAAGATGTGCGGAGGTTGGTGAAGTTTTGTAACCCCTTTTTGTTAAGTCGTTGTGGTAAGATTGTGTTCTGTAACCACTCGTAATTTTAAATGGAACACCCGCTTTTTCACGTGCCTCGTCTAAAATTGCTAAAAACTTTTTACTCATTTTTTGTCCACTTCCAACTTCGTCTGGCGAGTCAAATTCTGCTGTTGTAAAATGTTTTAACGGTCTTAAATCTGGTGTCCTTTCTGCCATATTTCTATCGAATTCATAATAATACTTTGAGTGTTTTGTCATTGTATCTTTATACCTAGTAAAACGTCCTTTGTTCTTTTTTAGTCCTAACATACCCAAAAGGGATAAAAGACCGTTACAGACACTTAAAATGTCTTTTACACGTCTTTTAATCTTTGTTAGATTTGTTACGATTATGTAAATTAATTTCTGTTCTTATTTTTAAAATTGTCCAAATAATAGCGACTGCATAACTGATGATTTTTAGTCCTTGTTCCACCTCTGTCATTCCTATTCCTATTGCTCCAACGTTTAACATTATTGTTGTTGGGCAAACTCTACCAACTATATCATCTATCATTTTAATTTTCATTTTTTATTTAAGGAACAGCAATTTCTATCGTGGATTGATAATGTAAATTGTTAGCACCATTCTGTCCGTCCCATATTGGAATAATACAATCCCCAACGGCTACTGGAGTTAAAAAACCAGAAGCTGTTTGTAAACAAGCGAAAGCGTTTTGTGCCAATGCTGGAACAGTTAATGTTGTTAATTTGCTAATTGCGTATGCTGGTTGTACACCATCACACACTAATCTTCCAGAATACAAATGTAAAAAACCGCCCGTGCTTGCTTGTGTTGCTTGTATTTTTACAGTCCATAATTTATTTGTAGTTCCATTTCTTGTAATTTGAAACTTAGTTGCCGATATTATAGTGTTTGCTGTTACTGGTATTGTACTTCCCACATTTCCAACTGCCAATACGTGATTGTTTGGATATCTTGTTTCACAAATTCTATCAAAACTGTATGCTGTTGCTGCTCTACCCTCCTCAGTTAAATTTATACAACCCGTCCAAGAATGTGCGTGTGTGTCTGTATTTGTCGGTGCGTTAATTGTTACGTTTCCCGTTCCGCCACTTGGAGAAATTGTCACATTATTTCCCGCTATAATTTGTGAAACACCACCAGCACCCGCTACAAAATCTAATGTGTTATCGCTATCGTTGTAAGTAACCGTAACATTTGTTTCGGTGTTACCACTAACCATTGCACCAACCGTGTCTGCTATTTTTTCTTCTAATGGTATAAATTTTAATTCTTTAGAAGAACCCTCTGCCACCAATACTTTATCTATTGAATACGGTGTTGTTGTGGTTGCATATAGATAACCCGTTGTAACATCTTCTATTACTGGTGAGTTAGTTTGTACAATTGTAAAAGAAGTCGTGTTATTTACTAAACTATCAAACAACACATAATTTTCTGTTAGTCCGTTTAAAACTGCTATTGTTTTCGTTATTATATTTGCAACGCTATCACCGTTTACTAATCTTACTTCTAGTATTCCATCATATCCACTTGGTAGGGTTAGCGTTCCATTACTGTTACAATTATACCACAACGCATATTTTTGACTTCCGTGCTTAGAATACAAACAAAAGTATTTGTTATTCGTACTTCCACCAACGTCTGCTACTGGTGTAATCACTGTTGAGTAAGTATTATAGCAACCCACGTAACCAACCGTGTTATCTTTAGTTTTTAATAATAAACTTTCAATCTCTGCCTCTGCGTGTTTTTTGGGATTGTGTAGTTGTGTTCCCGTTTGTTTAGAATGTAAGTTACTCATAATAGTTTAGTAAAAAATTATTCCGCCTTTTGTGTTTGTTGAACCGTCGTTTATTGTGTCAGTATCGTGTCTACCGTTTCTGTAAGTTGGATAAAGAGAAATGTTGTTTTCATCTGACAAATAATCTAACATATCTTGTAAAAATAATTGTGCTTTTCTGTGTACGTCTTGTTTCATTAAGTTAAATTCTGCTGGAGATACTTTTGTACTGTAATCATCTATGTTAGTCATAACACCACTAGATGAAACTTGGTTTTGTATTTCATTCATTGCCTCTAACTTAACGTACCAACACAAACAACGTTTTAAATAATCATCATATAAAACTTGGTTTGGTGCTGTCATAACTCCACTATGTTGAATAACTAGTTCTTCGTAATACGGTCTTCCCAATGGTTTTTCAATGTGTGCTATTTCAGCAATTTTAATAATAGATGTTGGTATAATTTCCAAATCTACCGTGCTATTAATAAACGCTGTTTGAATAACGTCTGTCTTAGTAACTAATGTTGCAAGATTATTTACGTTATTGTATGCCATTATGCACTAACAATAATTAGTTCAACGTCTACTAATGCTGTATTTGCTTTACCCGTTAAACTAGTTAGGTCTGCTAATGTTCCAATTGTTGCACTTGCGTTTGCGTCCATTTGATTATTCATACAAACATAACTCTCTCCCGCACCTACTTTTACCGAATAACTTTTAGACGCTTGTTTAAAACACAACTGAACATAATTTGTGTCGTCTAAATTAGTAAACCTCATGTAACTAACCGCATCTCCAACTACTGTTCCACTTCCGTCTGCCGAACCGAAACTTAAAATTGGTGTTTCTGTTGTTGCTACACTAAATGTTCTACTGTAAACTTCTCCTTGTGATGCTACGGTGTGTGTAACTGCATTTCCATACGTGTTACCGTTTAATGTAATTGTTTCTGTAATTGTACTTGTCAATGTTGTTGCTGATACTGTACTTGCCATTTCTTTTTATTTTATTTGTTATCAATACTTTTTAATTTTCTTTGTGCCCAACTTATTCCACTAGCACCACCCCAACCCAACCACGCTACATATCCTTTATCTTTCCACGGTGTTGACTTATTTTCTTCTGCTACCTTAGAATTATTTTCGTGCCTAGCAAAACTTGCCATCCTAGCAATCGTTGAACGGGATATTTTTTCTTTCTTAGCGAGTTGGTTTGCTCGTGTCCACCCCACTCTTGTCATTCCCTTAACCTCGTCACCATACTTATCCCTCCATTTTAAGACCTTTTTAGCGTTGTTTACAGCACTTTGTGGATAATCGTTGTATGTTTCCATTGAAACTTTTAAAACGTTGTTTACAGCGTCTAATAATGTCTTGTTTAAATTCATTTTATTCTTCTTCTTTTAACTGTACTTCTGTTTCGTCCTCTACTTCTTTTTGGTTAACCAGTTTATCGTAACCCTCTTTATGTTCGTAACCCAATGCCTCTCTTAATTCGTTTATTTCTAAAACGTCCACAATTTTAATATCACTCATAAACGAGATTGGAGGTTCGTATTTAATATCTAAATCTGTTACGTCAAAACCGTTATCATTTAACACCGACTTAATTGGCTCGAATAATAAGTGCATTGTCCCTTTAATTACTGTTGCCATTACCATTTCGTAAGCAACACGTATTTCGTTTCCTTGTGAACTCATTTTACCAGCACTAACAACACCGCTTAAACTTGGTTGCCAACGGTGTGCTGTTATTATGTTTTGGTTTGTTATGTTTTGTAAGTCTAAAAAACTTCCGTCGTGGTTGTCGTCTATCGTTGTTACTGTTGCTGGTGCTGTATCACCATTCTTAACTAAGAATAATATCTTACCGTTGTTACCCTCACCAGTAAATTTAGACCGTGCCTCTGCTACAAAGTTCTCTGCCTCCTCATCTGACATATCCCCGTTAATCTCTACAATGCTACTCGGTTGAAAATGTTGTTTAAACTTAGTATTGTTCCATCTACCAATTTCATAATTAACCGAAATGTCTTCTAACGCTGCTACATAATCTGGCAAACCGTAATAATCAAATTCTGGCTCGTAATCTTTTATGTGTATTA